GCCAAGGCCTTAGAGCAGGCTAAACAGGCTTACAGGGCGCTTCTGACGTTCGGCGTGAGCAAAGAGCAGGCACGAGGCATTCTCCCAACGAGCGTGTACACCTCCTTCACTTGGACCTGCAGCTTGCAAGCGCTCCTCCATTTCATCTCCCTGCGAGATGAAGCTGGCAGTCAATGGGAGATTCAGGCTTATGCTCAAGCCTTGAGCACGCTCGCTCGTCCATTGTTCAAGGAAGCTTTTGAAGCTTTCGACCTTCACCAATCCTCGTTCTAATCATGCACGATCCAGTTAATCACCCCCGTCACTACGCAAAGAATGGCGGCATTGAATGCATTGAGGCCATTGAGGCTTCAATGGATACAGACGACTTTCGTGGCTTTCTCAAAGGTAATGTTATTAAATATATGTGGCGCTACGAAGATAAGAATGGCCTAGAAGATTTAAAGAAAGCTGGCTGGTATCTTGACCTCCTTATTTTCTCCATGGAGAATGAACCAGAGCAGCACCCAGTGGAAGCTTTCGATGATCCTTCTACCGAATGTAAAGATGGCGTTTGCCCCATCCCTGGCATTCGTTACGACCTTCCCGGTAGGCAAGTCACGTTTGAACCAATTCAAGGCTAAGCCGCAGTAGCGCAAAGGCCCCATAAGGGGCCTTTTTCATGCTCAATTTTCTCGTGAATGGGCAAAGCAAGCCCTTTCTTCTCACACCATTGCTCCAGATCCTTCTGATCAGTGTGGGCGCTAATAAAGCTATTGCAATACACCCACGCCATCACCAGTTCTTCACGCCTCTCGGTCCAGAAAGGCTGCACTCTCCACCACTCAAGAATAGGGGAGTTGCCCTTGTGAAGATTACAGCTTTGACACGCTGGAAGCATGTTCCACTTACTGAAATGGGGACCGCCTTTGCTCTTCGGAACAATGTGATCAATAGTCAGCTTTTCTTTCCATTCGCCGCAATAAGCGCAGGCGCATTGACCAAATGGCCCCCTCAAAAAATAATCTTCAAAAATGCTCTTACGAAATCTGCGTTTTGCGTCACCAGGGCGAAGTTCAATGAGAGAATGCAACAGCTCATCGGGACCATTCGCTCTAAGCATGGCACTATTAAATTGTCGTGACCACAATCTAACGCGAAACATTTGCCCGTGAATTTTGTAGAATATTTTTATTGACTGATGGCTATGGACAGTTTCAAGGACGGCCTTGCGAATTTTGTAGCCACCATCACGGCTGGCATGCTCCTGTCAACTGGCGCCATGCTTATCGCAGTGGGCACTCAACAGGCAAGAGTGGCCGTACAAATTGAAACTGTCACAGAAAAACTCAGCACTCTCACTGACAAGATGGGAGAAATGGAAAGTAGAGTGCGGAATTTGGAGATTGAGCGCTAGGCTATTTACATAATTCCCTTGCATTGTTCATCATGAGCGGCGCAGAATGGTTTGTGATTGGTGGCATTGTTATTGCTGCCGCTGATCAAATTCTTGATCGTTCCCCTTGGAAAAGCAATAACGTGCTCCAGCTTCTGCTGGAAGGCCTGAAGACTATCTTCCGCGTGAAAGGCTAAGACCGTGTGGTCTTCTAATCGAGCGTTCTGGGACGAATGCTTCCAGCTCGCTCGCCAGTACGGTGCTCGCTATCCCGAGCTTGCCGCTGCACAATGCTGCCTTGAAAGCGGCTTTGGAAAGCATACGTCTGGCCGCCATAACTACCTAGGCATCAAGGGTGATGGCACCACCACTTCCACGCAGGAATGGTACGACGGTCAGTGGGTGACCATTAAAGCTGGCTTTCTTGATTTCCCTAGTCTCGCTGCATGCATTGAATACTTAGTCACTCGATGGTACAAGGATTATCGTCACTTTAAAGGCGTTAATCATGCGCCAAATCGTTACGCTGCAGCTCGCATGCTTAAAGAACAATCGTATGCCACTGATCCCGCCTATCCTTCAAAATTATCAGGATTAATGAAGGAATATGCTCCAGAATCTACGAAAACAATCATGATTGGCCCCAAGAAACGTCCGCAAGATTTTGGTTTCAAGAAAGGTGATTCACATTTGATTGTGAATGATGCGGTTGAAACCATGAAGGCTTTCTCTTTTGAAGGAAAGCTTCTCTGGGAAATCCCTTGCCTTGCTCGCGGTCAATATAGTGATTTTGAATGGAAGATTACAAATTCAGACACGCCTCCTGGTCTATATAAAATTGGCGCCATTTATAAAGACTATGAGAAAGTAGGCGACAAACCTGCTTATGATCGCACTCTCATGGCTTATGGCTGGTATAGCTTCGACATGGTGGAGCTAGAAAACCAAGAGGCAGGCAATGGTAGGGCAGGAATCATGGTGCATGGTGGCGGCTCTGCAAATGGCTGGCCTGGTGCATGGGCTCCCAAGCAACCACTAGTTCCCACCCATGGTTGTGTGCGTTGTCACAATGTTGATCTTCGCGATAAGATTCTGCCCCTCGCCAAAACTGGCACAATCTTTATTTCCGTGTTTCAAGAAGGCTAGTCATTCGCCATTCGCAAATAGCAAATGAGCAAGCAATCCTGGTTTAATGCTTTCTGTTATGAACTAGGCTTATGGGCCGCTGAAAAGCGGCCTTCTCTTGCTTTGCAACCATGGTTCAAAATGCTCATGGCTTATTGCAGGCCAGATTGGGCAGAATGGAAGACGAAAATTGTTATGGAGAAAGTAGACGAGCAAGCTGCAACTCTCGTCAAACAATGGGAAAAAGAAGAGAGAGAAACAAAGGCAAATGCATTGGCAGAGAAAGCTCGCTCTCTCTATCCAGAAGCCAAGGTGACGCCCCTTCCTAATGCCATCGTCCCATCAGTGCTCATTGAAAAAGCCCCGCCAGCGGACGCTAGCGAGGCCGTAAAAGCATTAGGTGGCGAACTCCGCATCACTTACCAGCTTAAAGGCTAAGCAGATTACGCAGCGCATTCCATTTGTCTAGCTCTTTTTTGTGATAATCAGTCCAGCTTTTAATTGTTTCTACAATGGCTTTACGTGCCAAATGAGGATCATCATCGGTCATTAGTTCAGCAAAAATATCAGAAAGATGTTCTGTTTGCTGCTTGTACCATTCACTTTCTATGCCAAATGGAGAAGCCATGAAAAGACGGTGTAATGCTGTCCCAGCTTACTATCTTCCCTTAGGCTTGGCTCGTCTTGGCTGCAGCCAGCAAGTCTTCCAACAAGCTAGCAAGGAGAATGGCGTCCCCTGTAGCAGCAGCGGTAAGGATGCCATTGGCTGTTGTCGTAAGGTCTAATGGAGCTGGCTCTGGCGGCGCTGGCGGTTTGGCAATCACGATAAACGCACCATCTTTCCAGTCAAGCTGCTGCGTGGTGGGGTCATAGCCAGGCTCGACGTAAGGACCCGTAAAACCTGCAGCCGTGATCTCAGCCTCGGTGAAGGTGCTCGGATCGGTGCGGGTGAAGCCGTTGGGCAGCGTGATACGGAAGGGAAGGGGCTCTGGACGGCAGCCGTTGAACGAGTAGAGCATCACGCGAACCTCAGCGAGAATTGATACATGCCTTGGACAACATCAGTCAGCACAAACATTCGGGTGCCATCAGGGGAAACGCGAACACCCCATAGGTTAGCACTTGTGCCGGTTAAACCGTACGTAGGAATTAGCTCAACACTGCTAAGTGTTGCAGTGGAAAGATCGTTGGTAGAAGTCATCGTGATTTGTCTGACTTGACGGCCACCGAGTGCTCCACCTTGGTCAAGGGTAACGTAAATCCGCAAACCATCAGCCGTGACATGCACGCCAAGACCATCAAACAATGAAAAACTTTGAGATAGTGTTGCGGTGCCTAATTCGTAAGCTGTAGAAAGAGTGTATTTACGAACGTTGTTGTTGCTGTTTCCCAGAAGGAATAACAGCGTTCCGTCGCTGTTGATGTGAATACCCCTTGGAATTGGTTCGTTGCCGCCAACGAAAATAAATCCCTTGGCCGTGCCGACATCCCAAGCAGTTCCAAGCAATATCTCGTAAACGCAATCATTCGTCTGCCCTGAAACATACAGTTCCGTGCCATCATCTTTGAACGTGACGCCTGTAGGAGAGTTGTCAAAGCCAATCGAAAGCGACTTGGAGAAAGATATTGTTGAGACGTTCCAAGCTGTAGACAGCGTAAATTCGCGCACGGTGTCATTTGCTTGGCCCGTGACGTACATCTTGGTGCCGTCATCCTTGAACCACAAGCCAGTTGGAGTTCCTTCTCCCACGGCGGCAGAGACACGCAGGAAACTTGCGGTGCTCACATCCCAAGCCGTGCTCAAGTCGTATTCGTTAACGTCGTCACCAGTAGTGCCCATGACGTACATCTTTAGTCCGTCAGGCTTGAAGAATAATGCGCGTGGGTTAGCTTCTTGACCTGTAACACTAAAACTTTTACTGGCGTAACTTGCAGTACTAATGTCCCAAGCAGTGCTCAGCGTGTACTGGTAAACGGTGTCGTTTGTTTGCCCGACCATGTAAAAGGTCAGTCCGTCACTCTTGAAAAAAATGCCTTGCGGTGTGGCATCTTGCGTGGTGACGCTAAAACTTTTGCTGGCGTAAGTGGCTGTGCTGACGTTCCAAGCAGTGCTGAGCGTGTACTGATAAACCGTGTCAGTGGTGACGCCAATCACGTACATCTTGGTGCCACTATCGCCAAAGATGGGGGTGTTAGGTGTTGCATCTTGCGTGCCGACGTAGACCCTCTTTACATCAACCGTGGCCGTAGCAAGGTCATAAGGCGTGGATAACGTGCAAGACCAAACGGTGTCGCCCGCGTAACCAGTAAAAAACAGCCGCGTGCCGTCGTCGCTGATTGCAATGCCGTTGCAGTTAGTTTCCCAGTCACCGACCACCAGGCTCTTGCTGGAATAGGTGATCGTCGAAAGATTCCAAGGAGTTGAGCACTCGTACTGAAAAATGGTGGCCGTCGTCCTGGTGCCACGCACTGCGACGTAGACATAGCGGCCGTCGCGGCTGACATCAAAGCCCTCTTCAGTGCCAGAGCTTGCCAGTGCATTAAACACGCCGTCATAGCCAAAGCGACTGACGTATTTTTTGGCATCCTGCAGCGCCACCACATCCTCGGGCTGATAAACGCCTGCGGTGCGCTTGCTATCAGTGCCGCCGATCAGTCCGAGTCTCATTAGCTGATGTCCTCATAGCCAATGACTAGCTCAAGGTCGCTGGCAGCCGATGCCAAGGCGCGGATGGAATCGCCTTCCTCCAAGTAGAAATACGTTTCTTTTGTACTCAAAACTTGCGTGGCGTCAGCAGGCACCGAAATCGTTCTGGCGATGTAGCGATCTGTTGTGCCATCAAAGATGCTCACACTAATGTCAGCAGCGTTCACGCCATCCACATTGGCGCAGAAGATGCTGTTGATCTTGAGCACTTTGCCACTGGCTGCGCCATTGCTCAGTGCAGCGGCCAAACTGGTGGTGACGGCGTAGCGAGCTGTGCGCCCCGTGATTGTTGTTGGACTCTTGAGATTGGGAGCAGCCATTAGAAAATCATCCCCGCAATAACAGGATCCACGCCAACAGATCCGCCACCACTGGCGCCAATTTCTACCATCGTACCAGCCGCATTTTTAATGTAAAGCTTTCCCGCTGTTTTGTCCCAAGCTGGTTCGCCCACAGCAAAGGCACCGCCAGATGGCACTGTCGTTCCTTGTCGCAATAAAATCGTATTTGCCATTAGAACGTCCCACCATCAACTGTGCTATTGGCATCAAGATAATCGGTTCCTGCTGTTGCAGCAGTAAACGCACTTGCTCCATTGCCTTTAACAATGCCAGTGATGCTAGTGGCTCCAGTGCCACCATCTCCCACTGCTAATGTTCCAGTGATTGCTGATGCACTAAGATCCAATGCAAGTTCAGTGGCTTCAATAACAAGACCACCGTTTGCTTTTAAATCAGCGCTGAATTGATTGCCAACAAGATCAAGACCATCTCCAGCAGTGTATGCGGTGCCTGATCCAACGATGGTAATAGTGCCATTGCCGTTAGTAATAGCAATACCACTGCCAGCAGTAAGTGTGGCCTTGCTTAGTCCTCCAGCAGTATTACCAATTAGCAATTGACCATCAGTGTAAGCGGACTGACCAGTGCCGCCGTACCCCACGGCAACTGTTGTTCCTTGCCAAACGCCAGTACCAATGGTTCCAACGCTGGTTAAGTTAGACGAAACAACTCCACTACCAAGAGCAGTGCCGTTTAATACTTGCGTGCCATTGATATAAAAAGCTTTGCCATTGGCAAGCCCAAGATGCTCACTGCTGGTCCAAGCCCCAGTGGCATTCACCCAGTTAAACGTTTTATCAGTGGTGCCCTTTAATGTGAGGCCACCACCATCAGCAGTAGTATCAC